ATCCCCGCCGCGTACCGGGGCGCTCAGCTGCTCACCGACAACGCAGCGGCGATCGGCTGGGGTTCGGTGCGCGGCGGTCGCCACTCCGACCAGGCAACCGTGACGGTGCCCGAGCTGGTCAACCCCACCCCCATGATCCTCGTCGACCCGTCGCCCTTCATGGACCGCGACGAGGTGATCCGCATGATTGTGGGTTCGCTTATCTGGCGGGGCAATTCCTACCTCTACCTGCAGAACCACGACGCCGACGGGCGCCCCCGGTTCGCCACACCGCTAAACCCCGACGAGGTGACGGTCGTGTGGGATCGGGACATGATCAAACCCGAATACACATGGCGGCACCGCCGCATGATCCCCGGTTTCGACCTGCTCCACATTCCCATGGTCCGACTCCCCGGCGACCCCAAGGGCTTAGGGCCGATCGACGCTGAGCGGGAGATACTCCGCGGGGTGATCAGCGCCAACGACTACGCCCGGGCCCTTTTCGACGATTCGGCGGTCCCGTCGGGTTACCTGAAACACCCGGGCAAGCTCAACCGCCCCGAGGCCCTCGAGCTGCGCGGCGTGTGGGATGAGACCCACCAGGGCGGGCGGGGCACCGGTGTGCTGTCGGGTGGGATCACCTACGAGACCATTTCAATGACCCCCGAGCAGGCCCAATTTCTGCTCACCCGATCGTATGGCAATCAGGAGGTGGCCCGCATGCTCGGGATCCCCGCTCACCTGCTCAACGCCGGGACCCCGCCGCAGTCGGCCAACTCCCTGACATACACCAACGTGGTTTCGGTGCGTTCCGAGCTGGCATCGGTCACCCTCTACCCCACATATCTGCGGCGGATCGAGTCGGCTTTCACCGCCCTGCTCCCCCGCGGCCAGTCGACGGTGTTCGACCTTTTCGAGTTCCTCAAGGCCGACGACAAGACCCGCTACGAGGCGGCAAAAGTGGCGATCGACGCCGGGATTAAGACCGTCGACGAGGTCCGCCGCGACGAAGGTCTCCCGCCGCTCCCAACTGCGCCCGCACTCCCCAAGCCCGCACCCGATCCCGTCCCGGTCGCCGAGGAGGTGCCCGCCGATGCCTGAAACCCTCGACCATCTGACCACCCCAGCGGCGTTCACCGACGCCCTCCGCGCCGCGCCCACCCTCCGCCGCCTCGAGGTGCGGGTGATCCCCTACGGGGTGACGATCACCCACGAGGGCGAACGGGTCATGTACGACCCGGGGTCGGTCGAGTTCGACACCGGTCAGCTGATCGCCGTCAACGTCGACCACGGCAACGGGGTGCTGCAGCGGGTCGGGCGCCTGATCGACCTCGAGTCGAGACCCGACGCCCTCTATGGGGTGGTCCAGCTCGCCGACACCACCGCCGCCCGCGACGTTCACGCCCTCGCCCTCGAGGGGATCGTCACCGACGTGAGCGCCGGTGTCGCCCCCAACCGCGCCCGCCAATACACCGACGCCGCGGGCGTCACCCACAGATTCGGCACGCTCGACCACCTCGCCATTGTGGGGGATGGGGCGTTCGCCGGGACTGGCACCGCAGGCTCAAGGGTGCTGGCAGTACACAACCGCAACAACGACCCCCAAGGAGGTCCCGACATGCCCGAGCCAACAACCCCCGAGCCGACCCCGACCCCGGCGCCGGCCACCCCTCCCGAGCCACCCGTCACCTACGCGACGGCTTCCGACGTTGAGCGCCTCGAGCGCCTGATCGCCACCGCCTCGATGCCGAGCGGCGGCGGCGGCGCACCGACCCAGCGTCGGGTGTTCCGCAACCTTCACGAGTTCGCCCACACCCAGCTGCTCGCCTCCCAAGGCGACCCCCGGGCACGCGACCGGCTGTCGGCGCACCTCGAGACCGTCGACGAGTATCAGCGGGCGGTGGCAGCAACCCTCGACGAGTTCGCCCTCGCCGACGACACGACCACCACCGCCGCGGGGATCGTTCCCGACTACCTGTCGAGCCAGATCATTGGAAGGATCAACACCCGACGGCCGTATGTGTCGGCGATCCCCTCCGACCCGATCGGCGACCACGGCATGTCGGTGGTGTACCCCAAGGTGGTGACCAAGCCCGACGTCGGTGTGCAGTCCGCCGAGAAAACCGAGGTGACGTCGCAGGCCATGGATATCGACCCCGTGTCGGTGGACCTTGTCACCTATGCGGGCGCTTCCGACGTGTCGCTGCAGCTGATCGAGCGGTCGCAGCCGAGTTTCATAGACCGGTTGTACGCCGAGCTGGCGGGGGTCTACGCGGCCCGCACCGACGCCGCCGCGGTCGCCGCCGCGGTCGCCGCAGCTGGCGACACCGAGATACTCGCCAACTTCACGACCGACCCCGCGGCCAGCTGGGCGGCGGTGGTTGGTGCGGTCGGGACGATCGTCGCCGACTCCGAGGACCCGTCGGGTATTCAGCTGATCGCCGCCACCGACCGGTGGGCGCAGCTGCTCGGCATGGTCGACTCGGATGGTCGTCCGATCCTCAGTTTTGGCACCGGCCAGAACGCGCAGGGGTCGGGCCAACTCACGTCAGGCACCGCTAATTGGGGTGGTATCGAAGTGATCCTCGACCCTCACGCCGCCACCGGCACCGCCCTGCTCAAGACCCGCGACGCCACGGCAAGCCTCGAGCTGTCGCCGCAGCAGCTGCGGGCCGTTCAGGTCGACGTGCTCGGCGTCAACGTCGGGGTGTGGGGACTGTTCGCCCATGTCGTCAAATACCCCGATTCCCTCTACACGTTCACCCTCGCATGAGCGCGTGGGCTGATCAGAAAGCGCCGATCGAGGGTGAAGGACCGACATTCGCCGAGACCGCCGTCGAGGTCGACCAGGCGATCCCCCGCGGCGAACCCCGCCCGGGCACCGTCCGACGGTCCCTCGAGACCGCGACCCTCGAGCAGCTCCGCGCCCTGGCGTCGGACCTCGAGATCAAGGGCCGATCCAAGCTCGATCGCGACGGGCTTATCGCCGCGATCCGTGGCGCCCGCTAAGGGCAACACCGACCCGCACCCCCGACCTAACCCGGGGGTGCGGGTTCGCGTCACCCCGTTCGCCCTCGCCGCGTGGTGCGCCCTGATAGTCGCCGCCGCGGTGATATGGGCGCCTGAGCGAATCCTCGTGGCTGTAGTGGCAGCGTGGGCGGTGGCTGTAATCACCTATCTGGTCGCCCGCCCGCGGTAGCCTCACGCCCGAACAACTCAATCGACACCCCCGGGGGTACTCCATGACATACGGACCAGTCGACCCGCTCGTCGACGCTGCTCGATACACCGACCTGGCCACCGTTCGGGAACGATTGAGAATCCCCTCGGGCAACACCACCTACGACGACCGGATCACCACGGCGATCGTTTCCGCCGAGCATGCGATCGACGTCGAGCTTGGGCGCAGCTTCCCCGATATAGGCGCCGTCCCCGGGGTGGCTGGCAATTTCCTGCTCGCCGCCCACCCACTCTCGGGGCTGATCGACGGCCAGCTCGCCCACGACGGCGACACCGAGCTGCAACTCAGCGACGGCCCCCTCGACGGCACCGCATGGGGCGACCCCGACGGGCAGTCGATCAACCTCAACTATGCGTACATTTCTCAGCTTGGCGGGTCCCGGGTCCACCTGGCCCTGACCAACCCGACCACCGCCGACGACGTGTGGAGCTTCGACACGACCGTCGTGTCGGGGGCGTGGGCGGGGTTCTTCGACGGCACTCCCGTTAAAGCGTCGTTTTTCGAGGGGCTGGCGGTCCCGGGCGTGCCGGTGTCGGTGATCGAAGCGGCGACGTCGGTCGCCATGGCCCTGTACAAGAATCAGGATGCTCCCACCGGCATGGCGGGGTCGGACGCGGCCCTCGGCGAGATCGACGTCGCCGAGCTGGTCCGCTCGGCGATCGCCCGATCCCCCGAGCTGCGCGGGTTCCGCACCGGCGCGGGGTTCGGTGTTGCGTGAGCCTGCTCACCGTCCGCGCTGAGCTCGCGGCGCTGATCCGCGCGGCGGTGACCGCCGACGTGGTCGTCCACGACTACCCCGTCGAGTCGACGACGATCCCCGCTGTGGTGATCGTCCCCGCCGACCCCTATTGGGTGCCGAAGGTGTTCGGCGACACCCCGGGCATGGAGGTGTCGATCGACCTTCAGCTGATTGTGCCCCGCACCGAGGTGTCGGAAGGGGTCGACGACCTCGAGGGCCTCGGCGTCGTCGTCGGGCTGGCGATCAAAGCGGCGCCGGTGTTCCGCTGGCAGTCGATGAGTGGCCCCGAGCCGATCGAGGTCGAGCAAATACCCGCGATCATGTCGCGGGTCAACGTCAAAACCACCGCATAGGAGAAAGGCAAAAAAACCATGTCAACGACATTCGTTCCCGGCTACCTCACCGAGGTGTCGCTCAACTCGGGCGACCTCACCGTGTACGGCAACATCACCGGGGTGCGCCGCGCCAAGAACGTGATCCGCAAACCCGTTTTTGGGTCGCAAGGGCAGCGGGCTATTTCGGGGCAGACGACCGGCGCTTTCAACGCGTCGGGCCACGTCGCCAAAGAGGGTCCGGTCACCGCCCTGTGGGCGGCGTTCGAGGCTGCGACCCCGATCCCGTTCTCAGTCCAGATCGGTGAGGATGCGGGCGCCACCGACACCGGGGCGATTACCGGCGACGTGGTCCTCTCGTCGCTCGACGTCACCGTCGACGCCGAGGGCGAATGGGATTGGTCGCTTTCAGCTGAGATCGACGGGTCCCCCGTCTTCACCCCCGCCGCCTAGTGACCCAACCCCGCCTCGAGGTCGAGGGCCTCACCGAGTCGATCAAGGCCCTAACCCGGGTCGATCGGGAGCTGGGCGCCCGCGCCCGGGACCTGATCCGCACCGAGGCGGTGATCATCGCCGCCGACGCTAAATCGAGGTTGGGCAACCGCCCGGGCGGGGGCACCTACCCCCGCCGCGCGGGCATGATCCGCCGCAAGGCCAACCAGAAAGGCGCCGAGATCGGTCTCGCCGTGTCCCGTTACCCGTGGGCGCGGGGCGCCGAGTTCGGGGCGAAACGGGCGTGGGTGTTCGGGCGGGTCACCACCCAAGGCAAGCTGCGCCGCCGCCAGTTCCCGGTGTGGCGGGGTAACCAGTTCGTGGTGCGCGGCGGGTCCGGTCCCGGGTGGGTGATCCAACCCGCCATACGCGCCAACATCGACGCCGCCTCGAAGCGGATCGGCGACGGGCTTATCGACCTGTTCGACGAGGCTTTCCGCGCCGCGGGGGTGCCCCGTGGCTAACAAGTACAACGACCTGTTTTTCCGGTTTCTCGGCGACGCCAAGGACCTCGACCAGGCAACCCGGAAAGCTAACCAGGCGCTCGGGTCGACCGACCGCGAATCGTCGAAAACCAAGACCTCGATCGGGAACCTAAATCGAGCGGTCGGCGGGTTCGTCGCCACGATCGGCGCCCGCGAGGTCCTCACGTTCGCCAAGGACGCCGCCGAGCTGGCCATGCAAGCTGAGGCGGCGGGCGAGTCCGCCGAGAAGGTCCTCGGTCCCGCGCTGCAGACCGTCCACACCAACCTCGACGGCGTCCGTCAGGCGATGGGATTGTCGTCGCTCGAGCTGGACACGATCATCGCCCAATACGGGCTGCTCACCGAGCAGTATTTTGAGACCGACGAGGCGCAGGCGGCTTTCATCGAGGACCTTGTCCGCATGGGTGGCGACCTGGCAGCGTTCAAGGGTGACGTGTCGGCCGCACCCGAGGCGGTCGCCGCTTTCGGCGCCGCCCTCCGCGGCGAGTTCGACCCCCTCGAGCAGTTCGGTGTGAAGCTTTCCGAGGCGGCGATCCAAGAGGAGATACTCCGACTCAAGGCCGACCCGCTCAACGACACGCTAAGCGACCAGGAGCTGCGGATCGCCGCGATCCAGTCATTGATCAACGACAAGGCGGCACCGGCGCTCGGGTCTCTCGCCGAGGCGATTGAACGGGGCGACACCAAGGGCTCAGAGCTAAACGCCCGACTCGACGACATGAAAATCAAGCTCGGCGACAAGCTGCAACCCGCCCTCGAAGGGGTGTTGTCGTTCCTGCTCGACGTGATCGAAGGGTGGGAGCGGCTTACGACCGACTTCGACAACACCAAGTTGGGCCAATGGGTCCAGAAGCTCGAACCTGTCGGGGCGGTCCTCAAGTGGATTGGCGACAACCTGCTCAACATTTCCGCGGCGCTCAACATCATCCGCGAGGCGTGGGACAAGGTGAAAGGGTTCTGGAATACCATCACCTCGGGGATCGGGTCGGCGGCTAAGTGGATCGGGGCGATCCCCGGTTTCGCCAAGGGCGGCACCGTCCCCGGCCCCAAGGGTGCGCCCCGTATGATCGTCGCCCACGGCGGGGAGCGGGTCACAAACCCCGACATGGGCGGCGGCGGCGGTGACGGTATCACCTATCAGATCAACGTCACCGCAGGGGTGGGCGACGCCAACGAGATCGCCCGCCAGATCGTCGAAGCCCTGCAGGTCTACAACCAAACAAACGGGGCGATACCCGTCACCGTCCGATCAACCGAATAAAGGAGCAACCCCCCCCATGCGATCGAAATACAAGTTCCAGCACACCCGGGTCGACCCCGACGGGCGCCGGTGCCTGATATGGGCTTCCGACGGTCCCGGGCGCGGCGAGGTGTTCGCCCTCGGCGTCGTCCCGGTCGGTTCACCCGCCCACCTCGAGGTGCGGCGCTCCCAACTGTGGACCCCCAACAACCTCGCCGACGAGGGCAAGCTCGACATGCTCGACGTCTACTTCGAGGATCAGGCGGTGCGAGCGTCGGTGTTCGGTCGCCTCTACAACGACACCCCGGTCGACACCGACGGGTTAGCGGACCTCACCGGCGAGGTGTCGGGCACCGGATACGGCGCGCTCGAGTGGACCCGCGGCACCGATTGGGGCGCCCCGTCGATCAACGGGTCGGGCAACGGCGAGGTGGTCGGGGTCGAGAAGACCTACACCGCGGGCGGCAGCTGGTCGGCGGCAACCCATTTCGTGCTGGCGACCGTCGGGTCGGGCACGTCGGGTTTGCTGATCGCATACGCCGCGCTCGCCGCCACCCGCACCCTCGTCGACACCGACACCCTCGACGTGATCCCCACCGTCGAGCAGGCATAAACCCCCGCTGTGCCCGCGACCATTGACGACACCGGGACCGGCGCGTCGGCGGCTGCAACAAGTCACGCTGTAAGCGTCGGCGCGGGCACCGCCGACAAGCTGATCGCAATAGGGTTTCTCGCCGACCCGGGCACCGTCACCCCGCCGACCGGCTGGACCCTCCGCGCCTCGAACAACCAGGGGTCGGGCGGGACCGCCCAATTTCTGCGGGTGTTCACCCGGGCGGCGACGTCGGACACGTCGGTCGCTGTCGACACCGCCAACTCGGTGGCCTCCGCGCACATATGGCGGGTGTACGGGTCCTCAGACATTGCGGGCGCCACCTTCCCCACACCGTCGATCGGGACCTCGACCGCACCCGACCCCCCGGCCACCGGCACAATCACCTCGGGGGACTACCTCGTCGACACCGGGACCATATGGGGCCGGGGGCGCAACTTCGACGCCTACCCGACCGGCTATGACGAGGATCAGCTCAACAACCTTACGCAGTCCTCGCCGCGGGTGGCCATGGCAGCGGACACCCTCACCGGGATCACCTCGACCGACCCCGGCGCCTACGACCTCGCGGGCAGTTCCGAGTGGGTGGCGTTCACCGTGGCGATCCCCGAGGGCGGCGGCGGGGGGGGCACCGAGTACTCGGATACTCCGGTCTTCACCGCGGCGGCGGTCCTCTCGGTCGCTTCGAGCCTCGCCCACACCGAGGCGCTCGAGCTGGCGGCGGTCGGGGTGCTGTCGGTGGTCGACGTCCTCAGCGGCGGCGGCACCGAGTACTCGGACACCCCCAACATATTTGCGGCGGCGACCGTCGACGTCGCGACCACGCTGGAAGGTCACGAGGCGCCCGACGTTGCCGCAGGCGGGCTTTTAACCATCATCGACGTGTGGTCGGGCGACGCCAACCTCACCCCCGTGGTGTGGCGCCTCGAGCTTGCTCTCGGGGTTGAGGGCGGGGTGGGTGGATTGTGGGACACCGGACAATGGGACACCACCGGGGTGTGGGCGGGTGATGAGCCGACGTGGGTCCGCTACGACACCGACCTGCTCTCGGCGAATCCGACCATGGGCCGCGACAAGTTCGAGGACAGGATGCGGACTGCGACCATGGCGGTCGAGCTGGCCAACGACGACGGCAAGTACAACCCCGATTACGGGGCGACCGCCCCCGGCGACCTGGCCCTACGCCCGGGGCGCCTGATCCGACTGTCGGGCAACGTCGGGCTGGGGTATGTGGCGGTGTTCCGCGGGGTGATCGACGATATCGTCGAGGTGTACGGCCCGGGCGGCGGCGACATTAACACCCGAATGCAATGTGTCGGCTACGCCGCCGATATGGCGCTCGACAACCCGCCCGCCCTCGGGTCGGCGGTGGGTGCTGGGGAACGCACCGACGAGCGGGTCGCCCGGGTCCTCGACGCGATCGACTGGCCCGACGCCACCCGCAACCTGCAGACCGGGGTACACACCATGCAGGCGACCACCCTCGCCCGATCCCGCCTCGAGGAGATACAACGGGCCGCGGACGCTGAGGGCGGCGCATTCTTTTTCGACGCCGAAGGGGTGGCCACGTTCAAGGCTCAAGGGTGGTTGGAAAACGACGCTCGTTCGACCACCCCGCAGATATACCCGGGGCGGGGGTCGGCTGGCGACCCGTCGGTGATCGGTGTCAGCACCGAGTGGACCCGCCGAACCATCATCAACGACGCGCAATACACCCGGGTGGGCGGGACCATGCAACGCGACTTCGACCTCACGTCGGTGGCCCTGTACGGCGGGTTTCGCACCGCCCGCCGAACCGACCTCGAGGTCGAGACCGACGCCCAGGCCCTCACCCTCGCCGAGCAGCTGGTCACCGCCCGCGCTTACGACCGGCTGCGGGTGACGGGGTTGTCGCTGTCCGCCCTCGACTTGGCGAGTGGTCGGGCGCTGCTCGAGTTGCAGCTCGGTGACCTTGTCGAGGCGACCGTCACCACCCTGCATGGTTGGGGGTACACGATCCAGGCCCATGTCATGCGGATCACCCATGTGGTCGTCGCCGACGATTGGGTCGTCGAGCTGCGGGTCGACGACGCCGTAACCTACTCCCCGACATAGAAAGGACCCCCCCCATGCCTGAAATTGCGAACGTGGCCAGCGGCGAGACCATCGAGTCGGCGTGGGGTAATGCGATCCGCGACCGAACGGTGCAACGCTACACGTCGACCGCTGAGCGGGATTCGCTCAACCCCGGCCCCGTCGAGGGCGATCTTGCCTACATCGAAAACACCAATGACATGCAGTTTTATAACGGGTCGAGTTGGCTCAATTTCATTGACACGTCAACGTCGCTGGCGTTTCTCCCGCTTTCCGGTGGCACCATGTCGGGCGCGATATTCGCCAACGGCGGCAGCGCCGCAGTCCCCGGGTATTCGTTCGCGACCGACGGCAACACCGGCTTGTACTCGGTCGGCAACGACGGGGTGATCCACTGGTCGGGTAACGGGAATCACGGCGGGCAGCTCGGGGGTGCGGGGGTGCAGGCCGATTCGGGCACCGTCGGGATTCCCGCCTACGGCTTTTCGAATGATCCAAACACCGGCATGTTTCGGATAGCTGAGGACATTATCGGGTGGGCGACGGGCGGCGTTGAGCGCTTCCGCGCCGGGGTGCTCGGGGTCTACTTCAACGGCACCGGCGCGTTTCTGCTCAAACCGGGGATCGGTTCGGTTTCGCTCCCAGCGTTCGCCTTTTCCGGTGACGACGACACCGGCATGTACCGGCCCGCCGCTAATCAGATCGGACTCGCCGCGGGCGGGGTGGCCGTCCTCGTGGGGACCGCGACGTCGGTCACGTTCCCCAACGCGGGGACCACCACTAACAACACTCTCCCGGGGTGGCGTCAGCTCTCCTCGAGCGACCGCAGTCTCAACGCCTTGGTGTCGGGCGCCAAGTTCAAGCGGGGGATTCGCGACGCCGACACCGAGGCGCTGCTCACCGACCTGTGGTCGTTCCGGTTGCGGCAATGGCAGGAGAAGGGCTCAGCGAAAAACTCGCCTTGGATCACGGGCATGGTCGCCGACGAGGCGATCGAGCTGGCCACCCTCGAGGCGGTCGTCGACGTCGACGACGACGGCGACCCCTACGGGTTCGATCAGGTCAACGCCACCCACAACCACCTTGTCGCCGGGGTCCAGTACTTACACGACCGCCTCGTCGCCCTCGAGGCCCGACTCGAGGCCCGACTCGAGGCCCTCGAGTAGTGGCCACCACCGAGCAAAAACGTAAGTGGTACCCCGACCATGTGATCAACCACGCCGACCGGGGCACCGCGGGTTACAAGCCCCTATGCGACTGGTCGGGCGCGGCGCTGATCGCGGTCCCCAACGACTCGGGCGGGGTCTACATCGAACCGGTGCATCAGGCAACCGCCGAGGCGTGGGACGCGTACGTCTTTCTAATGCGTGAGTTCGACCAGTCGATCACGTCGGCGGGCGGGGTCAACTC